GTTTGGACTTGTGGTACTAGCAGTGGCATAGCCAGTACCGAGGGAAATATCTGTAACTGCAGACATGACAGTCTCCTTTCGAAGAAATTTGAAATTAGCGAATTCTCTGGATAGCAAGAGCTAACCCAGATATTGACTTTTTAAGGTCAAATTCGCCGGCTGTGATGATGTTATTGAGAAAGTTACCTAATCGCGGGGGGTATGTTGGGATTGACGTAGTAATACGCCTCTTCTTTACATGCGCACGCAATGAACCATTACCACTATAGGATAGTCCGGTTTGACCGTTTCTATATCTAGAGCAGTAGTAGTTCTCGCCCCACTGAGCTGAGTGAGTGATTGATATTCGGTTAATCGAGAGCCCAAAGTCACGTGAAAACTGACCGAGGAACTCATCGACATTAACGAACCAATCAGCCACAAAGCTCAGGGGCAATAGGTTCCACGCGAGATTCACAGGATTGGCTAAGCCAAGACTGTTAGCATCGCTAGCGAGAGGGTTACTTACATAACCATCTATTACCACAGAACACTTCCTGTAGCCCTTAACGACAGTACGAGAAAAATGATTACCAGGTAACTGGTTACCATTAATGTTTGTCTTATCGATAAGGACCATCTTGGAAGCCCGATGTGAGTGCTGTTTTTGAACATCAGAGTATTTGTCAAACAAAAACTCAGCTGTACCTAGACAGTCTGACATCAGAGGTATCCATCCGTATCTGGCTTCAAGCCAAATATTAGATGCATCTTTCCATAGACTAAGAAGGTGCTTTTGATTAATAACTGCTACGGCTGCTGGAACGTTTCCACGTTTCAAAAACAGTATGCACTTATGTATATCATCAACACGTTTCCTAATCATGGCGTAAGTTTTTTCTCTTTCGAAATAAAACTCACCAAGAGATGCTTTGGATTCACTCAATGTTCTGAGCGCTTTCTCAAGGACCTCCCTTTCAAGATCATCATCGATTGAAAAAGAGAAGCCTGGTGCCGTACCAACTAAAGTTGTATTTAGAGGTACACTAGTACTAGCAAGACTAGCAATTCCACCGTTGACTACCGTACCAATATCAATCCCGTAAAACGGGTTAGATATAGTATGGTATAACTGGTGTTCGTAATTGTGCCATTC